GGAGGCGTCAAAGTATGTGTCAGTGTTCGATTGCAGTCCAAGTATAAACGGTTTAATAAGTTGTCGAGGTCCTAAAACAGGGGATCCGGATGATCCTTTGAGAGCATGTCCTTTATAAGATAGACATTTGCCCAATGTTTTGGTTTCAGGAAATTTACAGGATTGATATTTATAATTGTGGAGAAGTTCTTTTGTTTCGGAAATGGGAGTCATAAAGTTTTCTGGTGCCTGGTAATGAGGATTAATTATAATACGGGGGATCTCGTATTTCAAGTAATCGTCATCACTAAGAAATTTGTGGCTAATTGTTTTAAACATTGGTAAATTGTCTATGCGAAAAACAACAGCATCGGCATCAGGAATTACGTAAACATTATGAGGTTCAACATAACCGCTCCAAAGAGGACATTTTGAATTTGGATTGAAGAAAATTTTGAATCGAATCTTTTGGTCGATTTCTCTTCGGAACATATGATAGCACGTCAAAAGGTAATGCCCATCAAAGCCAATAGCGTTTCCGCATGAACCAGTTTCGGTTTGTATGTATAACTGGTTCTTTCTAATTGAAAGTAGGCTTTTCTGGATCTCCTCATTAGACGTTTCACCATTAGTATCTTTATGAATTCGGGGGCCATTGGATCGTTTGAAAAGGAAACGAGATGTATCTTCAGATTTATGTGGTTGGAATAACTTGCTGATTTTTCTAATTACAGCTATCACGCCAAAAGCGGAAGCAACAAGTAAAAGGGGTTTTACTAAAGGTTGCATATATTCAATCCACAAATATCTAAAAGTACACATCGTTTGATCCCACAGTGACTGGGATAATTTGGAAATACGTTCTTTTAAGTTTTTGAAATATGAACTGGTGTAGGAGACAATCTTATTAAGTCGTTCATTTTCTTGCAATAGAGCAAGACGTTCTTCCTGTCGCAAAGCGAAGAATTGCCGGTGGTCTTCAATGAACCAAGGTTCAAAGAGGAGGGATTCAATACCTGTGGAACGGGCTACTGTCTTAAAGACAGTGTCATTGTAATAAAAGTGGTTTCCACGAGTCCTGATTCCCTTTCGATGGCGCAAAACTTCATAATTTACATTGTAGTAGAATCCAGGTGGGGCGTTTATCGTTGGTTGTTTTAAGTCAGTTCCAGGTTCTTCAAGAAATTTGGTTCTATAAAGAAACCACAGCGATATTTTTGGTGCTATGTCACGTCGAGCAATCCGACCGAGAACCGGGTGGTTTTTATAGTTCTCAATAGGAAAATAGCTAGTTGGCATACGTTTATCTGGTGAATAAAATCTATGGAGGTTTGCAAGATATTCTCGAGCGTTTTCTTCAGTGAGAATTACCTCAGTCGGTTCTCCAAAGACATTATTAACATTATCAATAATAGTCATACCAAGATTCTTTGTCATAAAACTATAGATTTGTTCGTCGTGCATTATCAGTTTCGCTGAGCCAAAATTTCGATGAGCTGTATTTGCAGGATCATCAGAGGGATCGGCAACTCCTCGTTTACGAAGAATTCTCTGTCGTCGTCGGGCCTCCATTTCTAAAACATCTGTTGGGTTTACTATATCAGATGTGTCAGCAGTGTCGGCAAAAATTTCCTCAAACATGTCTTTGAAGACAATGTTGAGATCGTCTAGAGTTTGTTGTTCTTCTTCAGGTTCGTTAATAATTTCAGTTGCGGTTTCGTCAAATTCAAGAATGCGTTCGGCAAATTCAGTAGAGATGTATTCATCTTCAGCTAAGGTTTCAGTTACAAAATCAGCTTCTGTCCACAAGTTCTTCATTATGGTAGTTCTCTTTTCGGGGTCATTACGTACAGCGCGTTCTTCAGCGCGTAATGCATTATACCTTTTCTTCATTAATTCCAAGAGATCCTCAATTGAGAGGTCTGTACATGGAAGGGTAATTCCGGTGGGTAAAATGTCAGATTCTTCGTAATATCCTCCAGAGTACATACCAAGGTGAGATCTGTTGTTGCTCCTTGGTGGACGGCCATCATTAGGTACAGGCTTCAATAAATTGAAGCGTAGATGAGGCCAGATTTGCAATAATTCCTTCATTGGTATCGTAGAATGGTCGGCGAAGTGTTTCTTGAATAAGTCCATATCGAATTTATGTGAGGAGGAATTTCTTACTCTTTCATCCATAACAACTTCAACAAGAAGATGTCTCCTTCTCCAAACGGCTGTGGAACAAAGTACATCCTTGACAGCGGGCCAAGGGGTGTTCGTAGTTGAGATAAAGAACTTTGAGTTAAAATAAGTTGATTTGTCTTCAAGATGAGCCATGGGGAGAGGCAAAGGTGTATTGGATATAAGAGAGAGGCATTCAGTAATCTTGTTGGCATCGGCTACAGACCACATATCGTCCCAATAGAAAACAGGTTGGTTAGCATAACCATCGTAATGGTCAGTGTTTCCTCGGGCGTACATGCGGCTTTCTTCAGGTGTTTCGGGGCAATAAGTTTCACAAAACTCTTGCACTATACGCTGAACCAGGGTCGATTTTCCGACTCCGGCTTGTCCTACAAGTTGCATATGGAATGGTGTTAATCTAAAATTTCCATAAGTAAGCATTCTATCCACGATGTTGAATAATTTTTTGTGTGCTTCAACGGCGCGGGGAATGGCGATCTGTAGTGGGCGGGGTAAGTCGTCTTTGTAAGCGATTTTTCCAAATCGGATTGCAG